TCACAAACTTTGGTGTTCATCATCTGAATCTCCTAGTAGAGTAGGAGCCATGCCATTAAAGACATTAAGTGCACCACGAACATTTTCCCGAGTGTAACTTTGAGTCATTTGCAAAGATGAGTGGCCTAACCAGTGCATGACATCAGTTGCAACTTGTCCATTGGTGAGTGCCATGGTAGCAAAGTAATGTCGGAATATGTGAGGGGTAATATGAATTCCAGCTGCTTCACCCACTTTATTAAAAACCTTATTTGCTTGCTGTACTCCCATTGGCATACCTGTCTTTTCATTTACAAATAAAAAACTTTCATCATTAATGTTTCTATGTGTCTTTGAGTAAATATTTTGACTATAGGTGATGGCGTAATGGCAAATATTGAGCATTTCACCACGTACATATATTGTGCGGTAGCTTGAGTTATTCTTTAAGTCACCGCCGTCTGGTTCTGCATTAGTACGCCCCTTCTTAAATTGTATTGCGCAAACTTCTTCGTCATTCCATTGTGAGAATTTAAAAGAACTGAATTGTAGTCCCATAAGCTCTTCACGTCGTTCCCCAAGCGTTAGCAGGGCTAACATGCAGTATTGGTACTTTGACAAGACACTAGGTGCTACGGCCATGAGTTGGTTATACTGTTTTTCAGTGATTGTTTTTGATGACGGTGATTTACCACCATCAATTGAGATACCACTCAACTTGTTTTTCACAATCACATCATTCCGGGCAGCATCATTCATCAATATTTGCATTACAGAATTGGTTGTAATAATAGTGTTCTTGGCATAACCATCTTTGATCATTTGATCGATAAAATTTTGATAGCTTTGCCTAGTGATTTCATTGATTTTCTGATTACCGAAAACAGGCTTTAATTGATTGTTCCAGTAGTTTTTTTTCTGAGTAATGGTGGCTGGCCGCCAAAGGTTCAAGTCGATATTTCGCTTTAGAACTTTATCAAAGTAAGCTTGAAGTGTAATTGTGTCTGAAATTGATGCGGTGATTTGTCCAGTTCCAAGCGTTACTTCGAATTTTTTTAATTCAATATCAGCATCTCGCCAAGTTATAAAACCAGATTTGCTCCAAGTGCGGTATTTATGATTAATATCGGTATAAGAGCGGCGAATTCCGTATTTTTTTCCTCGTTTTGTTTCATATTCGTAGATTCCAGGGTGACGTTTTAAAGGTTTCCATTGTCGTGGCATGCTCATCAGTCCTCCAATTAGAATTATTTGAACGTATGTTCTTTTGAGCTCAAAATATATACCCCAATAAAGGGGTACTAAGCGAGTGACGGGAATCGGACCCGCGACTACAGCTTGGAAGGCTGTCGTTTTACCACTAAACTACACTCGCGTGAATGGACCTTGTTGGACTCGAACCAACGACCGGACGGTTATGAGCCGTCTGCTCTAACCAACTGAGCTAAAGGTCCAATTAAGTTTTAAATGCGAGCGGCAGGAGTCGAACCTGCATTGGAAGGTAGGCTATATTTGAATTAAAGGAACCATTCTACCGTTGAACTACGCTCGCGTGAAAGCCCTGTGAGGGCTAATAATTGTTATTTATCTGCGTCATATTTAAATTCATGAAGAAATGCGCTTGAATGAGCAAGCTGATTTCCGGCAGAATCCTGAATAATAATAGATACCACCTGTTTATCATCAGGGAATGGTTTATCTGAGTCAACCAGAGAGTTTCCAGCATTCCAAGCTGACCTGACAACTTCTTTTAACTGTGCGCCCTGTAAGTCTAGTGCTTCATCAGATAAAGTAAGTTTTAAAGTCTCTGATGTCTGGTCATAGTTTGCCGAGGTGATAGATCCTTTAGTAGTTGATGGAACATCACCTAAATCTTGCTGGAATTTTTCGAAGTTCTTTTGCTCGTTTTTATTTTTAGTTGATTCTACCAGTTTACTTTCACTCTGAGATTCAGATTTACTGCTTGAAGCAGACTGACTCTTAGATTCGCTTTTTACTTTGGCTGCACTGATTTTGGACTCAGAACGGCTTTCTTTCTCCTTTTCTTTTTCAATATTGGAACTGGCTTTCTTTGAAGAAGCGTGGCTATCAGCTTTTGAAACGGTACTGCTATCAGTTGCTTTGTTGCTACTTTCTATATAAGGGCCTACAAGGGACGACACGGTTAAGATACTTGTGAATATTGTCAGCCCCAAACGCACTCCTTTTTTCATACTATTGTTTTTATACAATCGATATGTAATATATCCAAAAACAATAGTTAATACTAATCCCAAAATCTTTTCACCCATAATATATACTCCTCAAGCTATATAAATTTTCCAAAATAATTCCTCCAAATTAATATTTCCCCAAATAGAAATCCCCATGATGATTAAATTTTAACTCACATTATGAAAACGAAAAAAACTCCATAAATTCGTCTGGTAATCCGTACGCATTTTTTAACGTATTGAAGCTATCAGGTAATTCATCGTATTGTTCTTCGTATAGCTTCGCCAATTCTTGGCATGCAAAAGCATTGGCCTTGTACTCAGCGCTATTCTTCTGGTAGTCTCCAAGTGTGTACCAAGACACACAGGCCGTGTCCTCAATGCCGTGGCATAATTCGTGAGCCATAACTGGTAGCCTGGCCGGTGAATCGCGAAGACTATCGCTAATTACTATATCTGTGATTCCCAATATTGGAGTACAGACCCCCATATTTGCCCCAATGTCCTCAAAGTGAACTTCGAATCCTAATCTATCTGCAATCGTAAATGGATCATACGTTCCGAAGGATTGTGCAAGTTGTTCTACCTTAAGATACGTGTCGTATCGCATACAAACACCTACTTTTTTCCTTCTTCGCGTATTTTTTTCAAACGATCCCAGTAAATGCCTTCAATAACATTACGGACTTTTTCTTTATCCTCGGGTGCCATACTCATTCCACCATATCCCATAGGCGTATTTGACTGGAGAAGCTTGTCTAAGTCAATGCGATCGGCTTCGGTAGCCCAGTCTGGTGATTTATGATTCTTTTCGTTGTTTCCTAGTAAATAGTCAGTTGAAACTTCAAATATGTTTGCGATTTTCAATACTTCATCGCTGGATACTTTCCGTGTTCCGTTTTCAATCTTACTCATAGATGATTTATCTAAAGATAACCGTCGTGCTAAATCCGATTGTTTCATATTTTTACTTTCGCGAAGATTAATAATTCTGCTTGCGAGGTTTTTATCGGCCATGTTAATCCTCCAAACATTTCTGTTTTTACAACCATATTTTAGCAATGTTTCCAAAAAAGATACGGTTTGTTGAAAAAAAAGAAACAAAAAGTGTTGACGTTTCTAAAATAGAAACGTATAATAATATTTGTAGTTGAGATATTAGAAACAAAGAGGGTGAAAAAATGTCGTATCAAATTAATTTAGAATTGGTAAAAAAGAGTCGTTTAAACAAAGGGTTAACGCAGCAACAAATGGCGGATATGCTTGGCCTTGATAGTAAATCAAGCTACAGCAAGCGTGAAAATGGTGATACTAATTTTAAGTCTAATGAAGTGCCGGAACTGGCTGAAATATTAGGACTTGAAATAGATTTCAAAAATTTTTTCTCTAAAACGTTGAGAAAAAAGAAACTTTCTGTCAAACAAAAGGAGGCGGCAAAGTGAAACAAGATAAGCCAGTTCTAAAAGTTGAAGCAGAAATGCAAAATTTGGAGCAAGTAAAAGAGTTGCTACCGCAAATAGCAACTCTTCAAAAGAAATATGATGTTGATTTGACCATCAATTACTTTGCATCAACTTTAGACACAATGTCATAAAACCCCTTATATGTGTCTTTAACATATTCTACTTCCATATCTGTGTGTGTATGCTTAGCCTCAATTTGAGTATTTTTATGGTTTAGGTACGCTTTGGTCAATTCAAGTGCAATTTCTTTATCAGTCATAAATATCACCCCCTTATGTCAATTATCGCATAAGGAGCAAATAAAACTATTAATTTTTCAAAGAACGGAGGCAACAACATGCAAGCAATTAAAAATCACAAACGTGAACTTGTCGATTCAATCATCGAACTGCTCCCGGCAGTGTCGCCGAGTCTGATTAATGCTAAGACATTTTGGATGTCGGAAGACGAGCTTCAAGAGCTGATAGCTATGATTCACGACGGGGACCGGAACGAATTTTACGAGATGATTAATTCTTAATTATATTATCCGGCGTTTTTGATTCAGGTTAAACCATGAAAACTGAAAGGTGGTGAGAAAATGCCAACACAATCTAGTTCAGTATATGCAGGCAGTATGCTTACTGATGCCATTAATCAAAACAGCGTAACGCCTATTAATTTGAGCGGCAAGGTAGGCTACTCGGTAACGTTGATTTACAAACAAAGGCATGATCAGGCACGGATTCAGATCGAATCAGTTCCTGCATTCTTAGCAGCATTGCCCAACCAAAATCAGTTCTTTGCAATCGAATTGGCGCACAGATTCGTGGGAGTAACAACACCGGTGATTGACGGTGACCGAATCATGAAGGAACCGCTGGCGATGGCTGTTAAAACCATGCCGGAGTTAAGCCAAGCACTAGCGGCTATTCAGGATTCACTCGATGAACTAACGATACCTAAAGAGGATTTGAAGCCAAATGACTTTGATGATCCTAAGAAGCTAGTCGCTGAGTGTTTCGATGCAGTGCTTTACTTGCTAAACCTAATCGCATATGTATGTCGTGGCTTTGATTTATCGATGCAAAATCAACTTAAGCAGCGCATGAAAAAGTGGTTTAAAGATGGAGTCGTTAAACATAGGAAGGAGTGATAGAGATGATGATCTCAATGCAAAATGACGATACTGAGTTTATTGATGCTGTAGCCGTTGCTGTAGCTGATAGAATCATGCCACAACTGGAAGTGCTGGTGAAGAAGTATTACACACCGGATCAGGGATTAAACCAACAGCAAGCCGCTAGTATGCTCGGATGCAGTGTAGATACATTAAAAGATTTTTATTACTATCAGCCTGGATTCCCACATTTCAAAAAGGGGACAAAAGATTCATTTTCACAAAAAGCTTTAGAGAATTGGATGTCTGACAACCAAATACGAGCGTAAGGAGGTATCACAATGATTGAAGGAGCATTAGTAGGCTGCGCGTTAACTGCATTGTGGTTCAAGCGTCATGAAGTTGCTAGTTGGTTTGGAATTTAAGGAGATGAAGACGATGAAATTTACATTCCGGATCGGAAACGTGCTTTACAAACAGATCACAATTGAAGAATTGAATAATGTTTTTGGCACATTTAAGGAGGTTGAACGAATTGGAAGTACGCAAAGTATCGCCAAAGCCTAAATTTGAGTACGAAAAAAGCTGCTCGAGTATCGGAAGTACCCGTGCAGCTAAGACGCTTAATAAATTTATTTTCGAGTTCTATTGTACTCCGAAACTGTCACTAAGACAACGTTTAGCACGGAGGTGGACGAAATGAACGGCTACGATAGTTGGTTAATTGACCAAGAAGAAGCTGCGGAAGGCTGGCGTGATGATGAACCCACTGAGGAAGAGTTAATTGAAAGTGGCGTCATTGCTGATGAGGAGGACGATGAGAATGATTAAAGAAGAAACTGCGGGCATGACGCTCGATGAAATGGAATCCAAGCTTGAGCAGGCTAGCCGAGATAAGAAGGCTTTTAAAAAGGCCATGCTAAAACCGCAAATGGAAGTTGATAAGTATCGAAAGGCCATCAAGACGGTAGATGAGCAAATTGACCAACTACAAGAATTACAGCGAATGGCAATGGGTGATCAAGAACAAGTTGATACTGAGTTCTTTCGCTTCAAAATGGGCACCGTTAACCCTAGTACGTCTCGTAACTGGAACCTTGAACGAGATAAGGACGCGACACCCAAAGAGCTTACAGCGGTCTTTGAGCGTTTTGACGATACCTTGATTAAGACGTCCCGAAGCGTGAATGAGACCGAAATCAAAAATCGGCTAGCAAGTGGTGAGTTCTATGTAACGCCTGACGGGAAGATCATGGACTCAAGCCTTAAGGCTTTGCCAGGATACTCTGGGGCACTCAAGAAGCCCCAAATCAGCGTTAAGGCAAAAGGATGATAAACCATGAAGTTTTATGAAAATGGAAACATTCCAGAGATTCCCAACATGTACTTTATCTACGGGGATGGTGGTACTGGTAAAACTAGCCTGCTAAAGCAACTAAAAGGTCATAAATTCGTTTTTAGCTTTGATATGTCTAGCAATGTTTTGATTGGCGATAAGGATGTAGACGTAGTGATCTTTGAACATAATGATGCTCCGAATATTCAAGCAATGGTGGAAGAGTGCATTATTCGTGCTATTCAAAATACTAAATATCAAGTGATCGTTTTGGACAATGTAACGGCGCTACAAAACTTGGTACTTGAGAATATCGACAATGCAGCTAAGGACAATCGCCAGAATTACCAAAAATTGCAATTATGGTTTCGTGATTTGGGAACCATTTTAAAAGAGAGCGGCAAAACGATTTATGCAACTGCTCATCAACTTGATAACGGATCATCGGGAATTAGTGGTGAGGGTCGCTTTCAAGCTGATATGAATGAAAAAACGTTTAACGCATTTACTTCGATGTTCGACCTAGTAGGCCGTATTTACTTGGCAGCGGGTGAACGAATGATTGACTTGGATCCAGAAAAAGGAAATCACGCTAAAAACCGATTAGATGATCGCAAATTGATTAAAGCTAATGAGCTAATTCAGTCAGAAAAAGGAGAGAAATAAAAATGGCACTATTTACAGTAGATACAAATAATATTCTCGGACAAGCAGTGGAGGAGGCCGGAACATACAATGTGGTGGTTGCTCCCAGTTCTCAATACACGACAACTCAACAATCCGGGAACCCAATGGCAGTATTTGATTATGAAGTGCTCGATGGAAAATATAAGGGTGGTCGAATTCGATTCGACAATGAAGTGTGGGATACCAGTACAGAGGAGAAAGGTAACTTTTCGATTAAACGGTTTAACACGATTGCAGTTGCTCTAGGCGCTGCTAATGGGACTTCGTTTGATTCGATTCAGCAATTTGTCTCGCAAGCTGTTGGCAATAAACTAGCTGTCACGGTCGATTGGGAAACTGGTCAAAACGGTAAAACTTATTTAAGCGTCAAAAGTCACAAACCATTTATGCAAGACGGCAGTAAGCCAAATGGTGTTAAGCGTCCTAATGGATCAAGCACTCAGAGTGGCGGATTTGCACCAAGAAACAGTAGTGGTTTTGGTGGTCAAAATCATAATAACGGTTTTGGCAACACGTCAGCACCTAATCAATCAAATAATAATGTACCTAAGCAACAGGGTAATAATAGTTTCGCTAACCAAACTGGTGCTGGGTACAAAGGTGGCCAGCCATTTGATAACGTTCCTGATGGGCTACCCTTTTGATGGCACTAACTTGATGAACCGAATAAATCGGGCTTCAACGTTACATGGTAATCAAAAATGACATTCGAATTGGCTTGAATGCAGCAGTGACTGAATCCACCGAGTGGGTGCGAGGCCCACTAGTAAGGACAGGAGGTGCGAAATGGCCCGTCCAATTAAGAAGGGAATTGACTACTTCAACTTAGATGTAGATTTTCTGCGTGACATTAAGGTCCGTAAAATCATGCGTGCTTGTGGAAATCAATCGATCGCTGTACTAATCTGCCTGCTCTGTAATATTTATCAAGATGAAGGGTATTACATGACGTGGGATGCTGATATGCGGTTCTTGGTGGCTGATGATATTGGTGCCAAGGAAAGCGCAGTACAGGACGTGGTTTTAAAAGCAAGTGAGGTAGGGTTTTTCGACGCTGAGATGTTCAAGCAAGAAAAAATATTAACGTCTAAGCGAATTCAAGAGAACTATAAATTGGCTTCTCGACAGAAGAAAGATAGCTCGATTCTTAATCAGTATCGTTTACCACAGGTTTCCAATGCTGATAATGGGGTTTCCAACGCTGGAAACGGAGTAAACAGCGCTGACAATCCACATAGTATATCAGAACAAAGTAAATCAAATAATAACAAAAAAAATAAAACCAAACCGCGTGATCCTCGTGACCGCATCCAGCAAGAGTTTACCGAACAGGTTTGGTCAATCTATCCAAAAAAGCGTGACTTTCAAAAGGCTTATAACGCGTATTATGCGGCCAAAGTTGAGGGGGTTAGCTTAGAGACAATTGTTGCCAAGATTAACGAGTATAAGGCTTACTTAAAGCTACATGGCACGGGTGAGTACTATACCAAAAGTTTAGATAATTGGCTCGGTGGCCGTGGCTGGATGGACGAGTACGATATGACGCCGCCTACGCAACCAGCAGCGGATGGTAGCAACCAGACATCGAAGGAGGCGCAAACCTATGTCAGAAACGACTTCTAAGAGTGCGCGAGGGATTAGCTTTCCTGAGCTACAACGGTTAAAGACTAGTGACCAAGTTTGCCTACGGCATGGGGTGAATATGGTTTACATGCAGGGACACCAGCCATTCTGCATGGTTTGTACCAAAGAAAAAATTGAACAGAAAAACCACAAGATTATTGATCATGCCAATGATTACTGGCATAAGCGCCGAACCTCTGACGTGTTGGCCATGGACTCGATATTCGATGATCCAACCCTGATGGATGCCAACTTTGATAATTTCCGCCCGAACAGTTCGGAGTCAGCGAATAACCTAAAGATGGCACGGAAGATTGCTGGCGAGTATTTAAACCCGAAAACTACGTACAACACGATATTGACGGGACTGCCGGGGCGTGGCAAGTCACACTTGGCCTTATCCATTGCCAAAGCGGTAAACGATCACGCAGATAAATCTATGGCCTGTCTATTCGTTAGCGTGAATGAACTATTCCGGTTAATCAAAAGCAGTTTCGGCCATCCTGACAGCCGATATAACGAGCAGAACATGGTTCAGCTACTAAGTGACGCCGATTTGCTTGTACTTGACGACCTAGGCTCAGAGGCAACATTTCAAAGCCATCAAAGCAAGAACCGAAAGGAAGCCAGCGATTACGTGCAAAATGTGTTGTTTGGCATCGTGAACAACCGCCAACGAACCATTATCACGACTAATCTAGGCAGTGCCGACTTGGCTAGCGTTTATAATCCAAAGATCATTTCGCGATTGTACCGCGGCATCAATGGGCACGTCATCAGCTTTACGGCGGCGACCCCAGACAAAAGGGAGGTATCGTTCTAATGTGTGAATGCAACGGAACAAAGATTGTGCATGTTGAAATTATGAAAGGTGTCTGGGTTGTACAGCCGTGCCCTAACTGCACGAATGAGATACACGCTCATTACGAACAAGAGCTTGAAAGGAAGTTAGCCTATGACAAGTAAAAGAGGTGAGCGCATGACTGAATTGATTAAAATCACTGAAAAAGATGGACGGCAGTTAGTGTCTGCCCGGGATCTACACAAAGGCCTGGAATTAACAACCCGATTTAGTAAATGGGTTGATCAAAACTTTAGCATGTTTGTCGAGGGCATTGATTTCACAAGTGTAACCGGAGTTACGGTTGTAAATAACGGCGCCAAACGTGAGCTTCAAGATTATGCATTAACCGTTAACATGGCGAAAGAGTTGTCCATGATGTCGCAAACGCCGCAAGGGCAAATTTACCGCCGTTATTTTATCACTATTGAAGATAAGTGGAACAGCCCAATGGAGGTTGTCAAGCGCGGATATAGTTTTCTGATGAGGGAAAACGAGCAGCTGAAACTGGAGAATGAGCAGCTGCAAGGGCCAGCTAGATTAGGCCAAGCAGTTTCGGGCTCAGACGATTCTATCAGTGTTGGTAATTTTGCTAAGGTATTACGCCAGCGCGGTATTAAGACTGGTCAAAACCGCTTGTTCGATTGGCTAAGAACTCATGGCTACCTAATAGCGATGGGGAAACGTTACAACTCACCGACCCAACGAGCGATGGAGCTGGGAATCATGGAAGTGAGAGGAACCGTGATCACCACTAACCATGGTTCAAAGACACGCTTTACGCCCCTAATTACGGGCAAGGGGCAGCAGTATTTTGCTAATAAATTTTTGAAATCGAAGTCAATGGTCAAAGAGGGGTGAGCGCATGACTGAAACACAGGTGCTAGTAATTAATGCTGACAGACCCGATATCGATCACCCACTAGCAATGGGGCCGGAACCGGAAATGTTTAAGCTCGCGCAACATAACTACAAATCTGGTGAATGGCCGTTCCCGGTTAGACTGGTTAAGCCTGGGACTAAGGTACGCAGTGATGAAGCTTACTTAGCCAGTATGAAACAAGATTCGAAGCAGGGAGAACGTGAAGATATTAAAGCCGTTCGGCAAGCACATAAACATGGCAAACATACGCTTAGAGAACTAGCTGATAGTACGGCAATTGAATTAAATCGGGTAAAGGATTTAGTCCATAAATACAGCCTGCCACTGACTAACGATTACTGGCGTGCTGAGAAGTATAACAATCCTGATGAAGTGATCGCCTATCAAACACTGGCGCGATTATGTAAGAGGATTGACGCCCCAGAATTTTCGATTAGACAGGCCAGTATGTCTAACGGGATCGTTAATGGCTACTACATTAGCCGGGTGCCGAAAGTATGAGTAAAGTCGTGATTAAGGGCGAACTACCTAGCTTAAATGAGTACATCAAGGCTGAACGGGCCAATCGGTATGCGGCAGCTAACCTAAAGAAGCGGTACACGGCCTTATGTAGTGTATATGCGCGGGCTAGTCATAATTCTGGAGTTGAATTTAATTGGCCTTGCAAGCTCAAATTCACGTGGTACACGAAGAACAACCGAAAAGATGCGGACAATATCGCGTTTGCTAAAAAGTTTGTGTTGGACGGCTTTATGAAGGCTGGGCTTTTAGGCAACGACAATCGAAAGCATATCACGGGATTTCAGGACGAATTTGCAGTTGATAAACGAAATCCGCGAGTAGAAATAGATGAAATTACGGAGGACGAATAAACATGATTGATATGAAAATTGGCCAGTATCATCTGACTAGTGACAAATACGAAGTTAAGGTTAACAGGATGTCATTAGACAGCCATGGGCATCCGGTAACTAGCTACGATGAAAAGTCTGGTATTAATCGGCTGGTAGAAGTACCCCTAGCACACTGTAAAAACGTCGAGGACGCATTGCACTGGCTTCGTTGGTATTTAATCCGGACTGGCAGTGAACACATTAAAACAGTGGATCAGTTAGCCAGAAAGAGTCATGAAATTGAACGACAGTTTGACACGTACATTAAAGAGCGCGTACCGGAAGGATTGTGAGTTATGCCTAAACACACTAAGAAGCGTTCAACGATTAAACGGAAGCACCGGCGTATGAAGCAACATGCCAAAGCAAATAAAAAGGATGTTGAAAAATGTCAAACACCAAAGTGATACTAGATGCTTCCTGTGGTAGCCGTATGTTCTGGTTCGATAAGCATAATCCGAACGTAACATATATGGATAAGCGTAGCGAAACAGTTATGTCACCTGATAACAACTTGGGACGTGATCGGGTGATTGAAGTGAAGCCTGATATTGTAGCAGATTTTCGTAACATGCCATTTGACGATAATACGTTCTACATGGTCGTGTTTGACCCGCCTCATTTACGGTATGCGGGTGAATCATCATGGCTGGCCAAAAAGTATGGAACGTTAGACGAAACTTGGCCCTTTGATCTGCGCCAAGGCTTTACCGAATGTATGCGAGTGTTGAAGCCTCACGGCACGTTAGTGTTCAAATGGAACGAAGAACAAATCAAATTAAGCGAACTACTAGACGCTATTGGTTACCAACCACTGTTTGGCGATAAACGTGGCAAAACCCATTGGCTCGTATTTATGAAAGAGAGCAGTACAGCATGATAATCGTCAAGCAACCAACTAACGAGGAACGCAAGTGGGCGTTTGAAACGTTCGGGAGGATTGAAAATGAGTATTAGAAATAAAATCGGACTTGGCATGATAGCCTTATTTATTTTAGTCATGATCATTGGGAACTTCTTAGACGGATTTTGGCATGGAGTTGCTTTTATCAGTGTTGTGGCATGGGTTGTGATAGCGCTGGACCTATCGAGTTCTAGGAGATGATTGGAGATGGCGACGATGATTAACAAGGCACTATTTACATCAAACAAAGAAGACTGGGAAACGCCCCAGGATTTCTATGATCGATTAAATGCTAAATATCACTTTGAATGGGACTTGGCTGCAAGTGATGATAATGCTAAGTGTAGCTGTTATTTCACTCGTGATGATAATTCATTGGAACAAGATTGGGAAGGATTATCAGGTAATCTGTTTTTGAATCCACCATACGGCCGAGAACTAAAGCTGTGGGTTAAAAAAGCGGCTACTACTGGGTTGAAAGATAAGCAGAACCTAGTAATGTTAATTCCTTCAAGAACTGATACTAGCTACTGGCATGACTATATTTTCAATCATGCTGAAATTAAGTTTTTACGAGGTAGATTGAAATTTGAAGTAGACGGAATTAGTGGTGACTCAGCACCATTCCCGTCAGCCGTAGTTATTTATACAGGAGATGGCGACGATGATTAAGTTTAGAGCGTGGGATAAAGTGACAAGCAGCTATCGTAAGGTACTAGAAGAGGTGACTGACGATGGCGTGGGTTGTTAAAGGCGAGGAAGCGGGCGTCACCAACTATTACTTTGATAAGCTATCTGGCCGTCAAAAGGTGGTCATTGACGAATTTGCAGCAATGTTTGACGATCCGCTTTATCATTTCAGAAGCGAGCAGGAGGCTGAAATGGTTGCCAGAAATGTTTACTACGATGAAGAAGAAATGAACCCGTATGAGGTGATTGACGATGAGCAATGAGACGAAGCGGTACGTGTTCGAGAAAGCACTAAGAGAATGGGACGATTTGGTTCACAGTTGTGGACTTCAAGGAGAAGAAGCACATGGTGGATGCGAGTTTGACCCAATCTTAATTAAATATAAGAAGGACTATGACACAGCCTTGCCAGATGATCTGCCAGTGATTCCGAAAGAGGTAGGAGAAATATTGCAATCAGCACATGGTCAAACTAATTTGTTGGACGTGTTGGACACGGCCAAAATCGGATATAAGGTTAGTGATACATTGGAATGGATTTATTCCAATCAAAACACCTTCGCCCGTGCGTGGCTAGACGGGTATGTGGTGGAGGAATAACATGACTGACACTGAATACGCCAAAGCAATTCAAATGAAAGCCACAGTTGCCAACCTGGAAATGAACGCGGCGCTAACAACTGAGCAACAGGCACAAATTGGTCAGGACTTCATTGCTGACATTATGGAGTTGAGTGATCGTGAGAGTAAACAAAAAGCCGCCTACTAGGGCGACTAGTCATAGGACCACTCGAATGACCGTTGTAAGTATAACATATAAAAAGCGCTGCCATCGCTGACCACGCTACAACTAATTCCGAATAAGTTAATTATAGCATACGAAAGCGGAGGGGCTCATGATGGGCGAACAGCAAGTTATTTCAGATGAAATTTTTCCACCAATTGACCAAGAGAAAACAATTAAACAGGTGCGGCGGTTCTTGGATAAGAAGTTACCGCAAGCGGTTCGGGCGTCCGGCCATTCGGTCGCTTATTTAAAATCTCCCAGCATGGATGGCATGCCTAAGTCGGCCCCAGCTGGTAATTCGGCCGAGGATCGGATTACACGCCGCCTGTATGCAGAGCAAATTGTCCGACAGACTATTCAGGCCATGGCTCGGTGTGATCATGAGTGCCAGGAGATATTAGATCGGCTATATTTACAAGGTTACAGCGACACGATGTGCTACATGGATATTGGTTACAGCAAGACTCAGTATTTTGACCGCTGGAAGCCCTTGGCAATGCTGCAGTTCGCACAGAGCTATTACCTAGAAGATCTGAATATTTATCAAAACCGAACTCAAACCGGACTTTAACCGAACTTTTTCCGAACTCAAGCCGGACTTCATAGCAATAAATTGGTGGTAAATTAGTATTATCGATAATTGGTTAGGGCGACAAATAAACGTTTTTCTGATAGCTCTAGCCGTTGTATGTGGCGGATTAAGGTAAATACGGTATTTATTATGCTGCATGTGGTTCGATTCCACATCGCCACTTTAGACGGGCACAGGTGTACAATTTGTGTTGCCTCCTTGATTAGTTGATATGATTGCCCGTCTATTAAGCAGATATGATCTAATTGGCAAGATGGCGGTCTCCAAAACCGTCTATGTTGGTTCAAATCCAGCTATCTGTGTAGCCGGCGGATTTATAAGGGGTGATGTGCTCCTCTCTGCCGCCGGCATTAGTCTTCGTATTTAACGTCGGCCGTTGAATGCGAGTATCGCTGTGGGCTAATTGGTAAGCCACAATGAGATGCAGGTTCGAGTCCTACCGGCGATATTGTTATGCAGCATGGTCACTCATGAGGGCTAAAACTGTGTAACATGTGCTTGTGGCGGAATAGGTAGACGCTGTGGCGGCCCTGTTTCAGGGTGTGACTGTTGGTTTTACAAGGGCGTCGCGACACTTGCAAGTAATTGGTAAAGATGCTGAATATATCCAACATGTAGGGTGCAAATCCCTACCAAGCACATTAAGCAAGTAAGCATGCAAGCGATAGTGTGTGAAATCATTTGAATCAACAATAACTGCTTACTCGCTTGCCATTCAGCGTGGAAAACTGGACGGCACTTACATAAGACGCGCAATCAAACGGCCACAAGATTGCCTGCAGGAACAGGCACGCTGTGGTATGGTATATAGATACTGAAAGGGGGCTTTAGCTCCCTCAGGTATTCTCAGTAATCCTTCAAACTGCTCTCGCTTATTGGCGGGAGCTTTTTGATACATACGATTAGGAGGAACTACAATGAATATAAAAGACAACGAGACCATTGAGAATGATTGGAAAAAAGTTAATCTAGAGCTATTCGGGGTACAATATCCATTCTGTTCAAGCAACGAGGCAACTCATGGCAAAGCTGATTAACACAAAATATGGCTACGTCACGCCACAAGAAGCGGAGATGGATGCCCACTTAGATAAATGGATGAAGCGTCGTGCTAAACAGCATGGCGCTTTTAATTTGGATAAAAATAAGGAGGTGGTAATTATTATGAACAAAGTATTGTTGAAAAAGTTAAACACTGAATACGATGAACTGACGGACAAGATTGCTAAAGCTTGGCCGGCTGCCAGTAACTTAGATATTCCTGATGAACAACGGCAACTCATTGGTATTCAAGCAAGAGCTATGGAAACCTATGCACAGGTACTGGCAATTCGGATTCGTTTACTCGAAAAATAATAGGATTATCAATCTAATTCCAATTAACGGAGGTGTGGTGGTATGTAATGAAACGAAAGTTAACGCCCAAACAGCAGAGGTTTGCCGACGAGTACATCGAGTCCGGAAAAAAGGAAGAATCTGCAATTAAAGCTGGATACAAAAGCCGGTCTGCACATTCTATAGCTACTGAAAACCTGCAAAAACCTGCAATTAAATCTTACATCGATGAGCGAATGGCCGAGATAGCTTCCAAGCGTATTATGGACGCCACAGAAGCCGTTGAGTTGCTTACTAGTATCGCTAGAGGCGAAACCAAAGAAACGGTTTATATTGGCACTGCTGACGGTGTGTACGAGAAGCACAAAGAAGCTGATTTGAAAACACGGATAAGCGCTACTAAGGAAATACTGAAGCGTTATCCGGATAACAATAAGCTTGTTGAACAACAGATTCGCAAGCTTAAAGCTGACGCGGATATTGCGGAGGCTAAGGCAAAACGATCTAGTAAAGACAACCAACAAGTTGTCATCAACTTTACTGACGATTTGCCCGATGACGGCCAACAAAATGCTTGATTGTATATGAGATGGCTAATAGTATGACAAACGCCACGATAAACCACCAAGCTATGTATATTAAACCGATGACTGCTGCAATCAAAATGAAATCTACAAACCAATTTAAACCCCGCCATGCCATATGAAAGAAAATTGGTAGGCCTAAAAATAAAATAATTATTGCTATTATCATGTTAACGTCCCCCTTGGAGATGATGTCATATGTCAACCACCCAACAATTTAATTTAAGTTTACGACAATTAATTGGTTCTGGCTATACTGATTTCTGGCGTGATCATCACTTTTATCGAGTGGTTAAAGGCAGTCGTGGATCAAAGAAGTCAGTAACCACTGCTCACAATTTAATCTACCGGTTAGTTAAGTATCATTGGTCAAATATCTTGGTTGTAAGGCGTAATGCCAATACCAACAAGACCAGCACTTTCGTGGAATGCAAGAAGGCTATTAATGACTTTCACTTAGAACGTTACTTTAAGTATAACGAGTCGTTGCCAGAAATAACTTACTTGCCAACTGGTCAGAAAATTATCTTTCGTGGCCTTGATGATCCGTTGAAACTAACTTCAGTTAATGTCCTTACTGGTGAATTGTGTTGGCTGTGGGTAGAAGAAGCCTATGAAATTGAATCATTTAGCAAGTTACAAACGGTAATTGAATCGTTACGTGGGAATGATCCGCAAGTCTTCTATCAAGTGACAATCACGTTTAATCCTTGGAATGAGCACCACTGGCTAAAGCGTGAGTTTTTTGACCAGAAACGTGATGATGCCTTTGTTCGCACGACCACCGTCAGATGCAATGAGTTCGTTTCTGACGAATATAAGCAGCGGCTCTATGGTTTATACCAAACTAACCCTAGACGCGCTAAAACAGTTGTTGATGGCGACTGGGGTATAGCTGAAGGGCTAGTATTTGAAGACAACGTTGAACAAGTTGACTTTAATGCTATGGATAAGATACAAGAATGCGGGCAGACTGGCTTTGGCCTAGATTATGGCTTCGGTAATGATCCTAACGCTTTCGTGGCCGTTGCTGTTGATGTTCGCAATAAGCAACTATGGGTTTATGACGAGATGTACACCTATCATCAAACAACACCACATATTGCTGAATGGTTAAAAGTTAACGGCTATGAACGAGCTAGGATATACGCAGATAGCGCAAATCCTGAAAGAACCGCTCAGCTAAATGATTTAGGAATCACTAATGCTGACAGCGTTGTAAAGACACCGGTTGAGGCTGGTATTGACCAACTATGGCAATATCAAATTCACGTTCACCCTAAATGCAAGAATTTGTGGCGTGAGTTGAATAGTTACGTCTTCGACAGTGATCGCATGGGTAACACGCTAAGCAAGCCTAAAGACCAAGACAACCATGCGATTGACGCCTTGCGTTATGCAGTTCGTCAATATATGGGGGATTACGATGGATCATTAGGTGTTAAATGGGACGAACAATACGCAATTGGTCGTCAGATGGGAGTGAGTGACTATTAATAGTATTTATGGAAAGCAACGTTTTGACCGCGAAGCCAACCGAGACTACACGATGCCGGTTGGAACATACACGGCAGTTGCAGAACAGCCGTTAGAACTAATGAAGATTGTTTATCAATTTATTAATCATCATCAGAATCATCAAGTATTGAGACTTCAGACTTTGTATGATTACTACCAAGCTAACAACGCGATTAAAAAGCAAGCGGATAGTAACAATCCTTACCATGCTAACAATCGAGTGGCAGCAGCGTTCGCTCGTTATATGACAAGCATTCGAGTTGGCTATTTAATAGGTAATCCTGTTCAATTAAAGCTACAAGATGACACTGAGGTAGATGATAGTCAGGCACAAAAGTTCCAAAACGTATTGGACACTTTTACAACTAATACGAATGCAGACTATGTCAACCAGCAGCTAGCGAAGGACTTATCAATCACTGGTCGAGCTTATGATCTCGTGTATGTTAAAAACGGAGTGACTGATCTAGGACTAGTTCGAGTTGATCCCGAACAAGCATTTGTGATCTATGATGATACTGTCGATTGCAAGCCACTAGTTGGTGTCCGTTATTATCAGACTGGTATTTTAGATAATCAATTGGTAGAACACTATGAGGTCTATACTGATAGCCAGCTTTTTACCTTCCATAGTGAGGGTGGCTTGCCTCAAACTAATTCACCCGTTGCCAATGCAGTCTTGGATGATACATTGCCACACTTTTTTGATACTGTCCCATTAACCGAGTATCGTAATAATGACGAACGACTAGGTGATTGGGAACCTGAACTAGACCAACTAGATGCACTGGACAAAAGTGTATCAATGATGGCTGACTTTCAGGAAGATTTCAATAACGCCAATATTGTCTTAACTGGTAAGTTCTCAAATATGACAGAACCTAAGTATTTACTTGACGAGAATGGTAATAAGAAAATAGGCCAAGACGGCCAGCCGATTATCATTGAACCGGCTCATCCAAACGTTGATCCTAAGAATCACATGTGGTATTTGGAGCCATTCGCAGCAAGTGGTGGTGTTGGTTCTACTGCCAAGCACATTATTCAGCCTGACGCTAAGTATTTAACTAAGCAGTATGATGCCACTGGCTGGTCAACGTATACGAACTTTCTTATCAACGAAATTCACAAGTATACTAATACGCCTAATGTTAATGATCCAAACTTTGCTTCTAACGCATCCGGTGTGGCTATGTCTTATAAACTATGGGGAAGTGATCAAGAACGCAAGCTACAGGAGACGTTGTTTAAACGTGGCTTACATGCGCGACTCAATGCTTGCGTTAACTACTGGCAAACACTCAACCAAATTAGCTCTGATAGCTGGAACACAATGATCAAAGCAAACTTCATGCCAAATCTACCTAAGAATGATGATGCGACCGCACAACTTATACAGTTGCTAAATGGTACTGGCAAATTCAGTGATGAAACCATTCGTGATATGGCTGAACCAATTACTGGAATCAATGCTGATACTGAATCAGAGCGCGTTCAAGAAGATACCCAAGCTGCTAGGGAAGACGCCAGTAACTATGCTCAAGGCGATGGTGGACTGGGTAATATATTTGCAACCGGAAAGCCAGCTACTGCCCCCTCAATGAGTAACAGTGAGGCTACAACAGAGAACGACGGTTTGCCATGAAAGAAGGCTGATTATGGACATTAATAAACTGACCCATGCTTTAGCAAAGATCTTAGATGTTAAAGACCCAGTATTCCAACAGTTGATTAGTATTATTGAACGTTCGCATCATGCACAGGTTAAGAATTTAACCTATTTTCTGCACAAAAATGTAACCTGGCAAGATAATGCTTATGACGCAGACATTAAAGAGTTAACCGATGCAGTGCTTGAGCTAAAGCAGAACGCCAATCGTGAAGAAGAACAAGTCTTAGCCACGCTATTAAACAATCTGCCTTACAAAACTAATCTAGATGTAGCCCAGGCCCAAGCACGTGTTAATGTCGCTAACATGGGGCTAAAGGTTAACAGATTAGTTCAAGCTAAGCAGGCAGACATCGTTCAACAGGTAACCAAACTAACTGGTAGTGGCCCAGGCGGATATAATACACAGCTTAGACGGCGTGCTTTGTATCGAGTTGCCGCTCAAAATGAGCCTGAGAATACCTCACTAGACTTAATTTTTAAGCACGCCAATAAGTTATCGATTGACTTAGACAACATTATCAAGTTCCAAATGCAAAATCATGTCAATCCTAAGTCCATTAGCAAAACGGTTACACAAGAACTAGGCGTTGCTGGCAAACCTAATCCAAATGAAGATTTATGGGAAACAGCAATGCAGAAGCGCTACATGTCAACTAAGGCTGATATGGAACGTATCTTAGTTACTGAAAGCAAAGCAACTCAAACGAAGGAATGTGCCAAGCAATACAACAATTTAGGTTTTACCAAGTTAAAGATTGTCACCCGTGATAATCCGCATGTTTGCAGATACTGCGAAGGCCATGATGGTACGATCGTTGAAATTAAAGATGCTGTGGTAGGGATGAACGTTCCCCCGTTGCACCCACGTTGTCATTGCAATGTGATACCGGTACAAATGGACTACAAAGATGTGTTAAGTGAACTTAATTAATATTTGATTGCCCTAGACACGGCGTTAAAAGGTCTATTTTTTATGCACCTTTTTTAGCCGACGGGCGTTAAACGAATTAAGTCGACAGACGTTAAATGGAGGTTATCTAATGAGCGAAGAACCAAAGAATCCGGAAACCACCCCTGAAGATGGCAAGCAGCCTGATGAACCGGTGACATTTACTGATGAACAACAAGCTAAGATTGATGAATTGATTGGTCAACAACATGCCAAGTGGTCTAAGAAGCTTGATCAACAGCAAGCTGAATTTAAAAAGCAGTTGGTTGATACACAAAAGCAGGCCGAAGAACGAGCTAAAATGACCGCTGAACAAAAGGCTGAAGCTGATCGCAAGCAACGTGAAGCCGATATGGCTAAACACACTCAAGAATTAGCAACTCAGATTCAGGAATACAAAACCAAGTCAATGTTACTTGACAAGGGGATTAGCCCTGATATGTTGCCATTAGTTATGGGTTCTGACGAAGATTCTACAAGCGATAATCTAGAACTATTACAGAAATATGTTGATAGTCAAGTACAGGCGGCTACTGAAAAGTTATTAACTGGCAAGCAAGCCGTAACTACTGGGAATAACAATACTTCGCCATTAGAAGCGGGTACTGATAATCCATGGTCTAAAGATGGCTGGAATTTAACAAAACAAACTGAAATTTATAATACCGACAAAGAACAGGCTCAACAGTTAATTGCTAGTGCTCAGCCCATTAGCCAGTCGTTCTACGTTGGAAAATAAGGAGATATGAATTATGGCAAACGGAAATATTACACAATTAAGTGATATGCAAATCCCTGAAAACTGGGGTGCTTATTTAGCTGAAAAATCAACACAAAACAACGCTTTCTTCACAAGTGGTGTCGTTCAAAACGTTTCACAAATTGCAGCATTATTAGGTGCTGGTAAAGTAGCTAACATGCCATTGTTTAAGCCACTAGCTGATGATGATCCACAAGTGCCCGATGACACAACGGACCTATTAGTAAACAAGATTACTACTGACTTAGCACAAGCCCGCAAATTAGGCTTTGATCAAGCTTGGAGCGCAACTGACTTGTCGGCTGAACTATCAGGAGCGGACCCCTTAAGTGCTATTGGTGATCAAGTTAGCGACTACTGGTCACACGTCTATGAAAAACTTTTATTACAAACTCTCACAGGGGTATTCAGTTCAGCCAGCATGAAAGGCGTCAATCAATTAGATACTACGACTGATAAGATTGATACCACGTTCAGCTTAAAGAACTTTAACAAGGCTCGCTTCTTATTGGGTGACCGGTATAAGGACTTGGCAATTGTAGCAGTTCATTCTGACATTCTCCGCCAATTACAAGATGCAAACTTAGTTGACGCTAAGAATAACTCAACCTTCGTCTTAAACGGCAATGCCAACGTGCCAACGGCAATTCAAGCGCCTGATGCCGGCGACAAAATTAAAGGCGTTCAAATTGTGGTTGACGATAGCTTACCAGTTGATAATGGCAAGTACACGAGTTACTTGTTTGCTCAAGGTGCTGTTGGCTATTCTGAATTGCCAGTCACTAATGCGGTTGAAACTAATCGGGATCCGTTAAAGAACCACGGGGTAGACTATCTTATTAACCGTCGTCGGTTTGTCTTTGCACCACAAGGCTTATCTTGGAATGAAAGCAACTTTGTTACTAAGAACCCAGGCAAAACTTATCCTTCAATGGCTGACTTAGCTGATGGCACTAATTGGTCAAAAGTATACGATCAAAAATTGATTCCAATGGCACAATTTGTAACTAGTGCTGACGCTATTGTGCCTGCAGCAGCGACTACAACACCAACTACAACAACGACTGGTAAATAGTTAAGGGGTGCCCTATGGATGACCATACGTTACAGCACGTTATCACTTTGTTAGGCATTGAACCTACTGATGATGAGAAAGCTAGACTAATGCTGTATATTGACCATGCTGAACAAGCAATTATCCTGTATCTGGGGAGGGCAATTCGAGTTCAAGGTTTACCTGCTGGATTGGACTATATTGTTGAAAATTTAGCTGTAACTAAGTTCAATAAGTTTCACAACGAGGGCGAAAAATCTCACAGTGAGGAAGGCTTGTCGTTTCAGTTCAGCGTTAACGATCTAGCACCTTATTACCCAGACCTACAAGCTTGGATAGATGGTCAGGCTAATACTACTCGTGGTGCTACTGCGATTGGTTGGTGATAATATGCGCTATGCGGATAAAGTTTATTTGCTAGCTAAGCTTCCTGATGAGAACCCCGACAGCCTTAATCATCAAGCAAGTTATCAAAGCCAAATCGTGTGGGCCAATATGCAACAGGTCAATTTAACATTTGCACCAAATGGCACGGTGTACAACGCAACTGTTATTCGTGTCTATGGACGCTATCAGGCCGACGCGATTGGCCTCGATGGTGAATATGTTGAAGGTGATAACGATACGGTGCACGAGGTTCAAAAAGTTAGTCAGCATGATAAGCAAACGGCGTTCTACATTATTCATAACGAGGTGATACTACATGGCGAATAACTATGACCAAATACCTGTCATTACATTCTCGATTGACGTTGATTATTTTAACCAACTATTTGAGACTGCCAGAGGGCTTGCACGTAACGGGATGCCAGAGGCACTAGAAGAAGCCAATAAGGAATATCGGCGATCCGTTGCGCTTAGCAAAGCATTTATCAAGAATGCTGGTGCACGCGAGCAAGAGGCTGCACAAGGCTTAGAACGCACTCAAGTTGGACATGGTAAGTCTGGTTACGAGCCAACGGGTACTTTGCAAGGGACGCTAGAAATCAAGATTAGTGACGATGGTAAGTCAGTGTCGATTAAGCCTATGGCAACAGTCGCAGATCAGAAACGAGCATTGGCAGCCATTGCTGGTAGCGGCAGTAAGAAGCCAATCACCAGTCAAGACGGCGTTGATTATTATGGTGTCTATGTAGAATACGGAACTTATAAAATGGCCGCCGAACCGTTTATGAAGCCTACTGGCGAGAAAGTCGCGATGAGGCTTGATAATGAATTTGAGCGTATTATGCGTTTGGCAGTATTGGGGAGTGATTGATATGTCACCGGAGGAAGACCTGTTATTAAGCGTTAAACAATGCCTGCGAGCATTGAACGTTCCAGTATATGACTTCGGCCAGCAACGGCCAACCAAGTTCCCACAGATAGTTGTCAGCTTGCAGAATGAGCAAGAACAAACTGATATTAAAGTCTTGGATTATTTCTTAGGCACTGTTGCTGTCGATGTCTATACTGATGTAACTAATGTTGGTCAAGCATACGCATTAGGCCGTCAAGTTGCCAATGCTATGCAACGATTGAAACTAGCCGAATGGCCGTCTAAGTATGACAGTTCGTCAATGCGTAAATTAAGTGATAACAGTTTAGAAGGCCGGCCGTTAACTCGGTTGGCTTATTTATTTGATATTTTCGTTTATGGAAAGTGAGGAAACAATATATGGCTGGATTAAAGCTACAAACAAAAAGTGCTGACAAAATTTTATACGGGATCAAGTTCCCGTGGGATGATAAAGCAACTCTGATTCAAATGTTGGGATTACAAGCTGCTTCTAGCACAACTAATACTCGTGCTAGTTCGGCAGTTAACTTAAAGCAGGGCGTTTTGCATACGTCCGGATCACGATCAGAAACATTTGTCGTTGATTCGTATTGGACAATCGGTGACAAGATTCATGATGGAATTAAAAGAGCAGTTGTACAAGATGTAGCAATCGGCATTTGGCGCATGGATTTCAACGAAGCAACTTTAGATGCTAGTGGAAATATTGCGTCTGTACCTGCTGAATTTGGTATGGCTAAGCCTAACGGATTACCAGAAACTGAAGCAGTTAACAACTTGTTACATGCTAATATCACCTACAACATTGATGGCAATACTCAAGATGGTGTATTAGATGTTGCTGAATTAGATCCGCAACTATTAGCCGACGGGTTAAAGATGTTTGACTTCGCTCATAATACCGATATTGGTGGCAGCACAACAACCAGCACAGGTACTGGTACTACTACACCAACTACTGGGAAATAATGGAGGTAATTTAAACTATGGAAAACTTAATGATTGATGGTACTACTTGTACCCCTAAGCTTAACTATGCGTTTGCTAACCAAGTAAAGAAAGAACTCAGTGAAAACGGCCGCGACGGTTTTGACGTCCTTGTTGATGGTTTATTAGACGAAGACCCAGATCAAATTGTGAATGCCTACTATTACGCGTTGGCTTACTTTAAACGTTCACAACCTAGTCGTGACAAAGTAGTGGAAGCTCTTGAAGACACTATCTTTGCTGACGATGATAAGACTAACGTCGCTTATTCTGACATCATTCAATCTTTACATGCTGATAATTTTTTAGCGCGGAAGCTTACCAGTTTTGTCAAAGGGTACAACAAGATCATGGATATCATGCAGAAGAAGCTGGACTCGGAAAAAGAGGGCAGCGACCAATACAATCAGGATCAATTGGGCATGGAACAACTGCAAACACAACTGGACAAGCTGAACAAAGTTCTGCAACCTGGTACACCGCAATCAGTTACGCCCGAAGCGCAGGGCTAACGCCTGAACAATTAGAACTGTTAACACCAGCTGAGTTTAAAGCTGTTTGGCATGGCTATCAGGTCAATATGCTTAATCAGCAGCGCGAGCAAATGCACGCTCGCTTAATGCCACAGGCAACTTATGGTGTCGAACTCAGTCAACCGTTAGGCGAAGTTGTAGAACGGTCCGATGAACAAATTGCAAATGAGATTAGCAAATTAACTGATTATCGAACTATCGAAGAACGACAACCTGATACGCCTCAAATGGCTATGTATCGAAAACTGATAGCAGCCAAAGCTAATAGAGAGGAGGCCAATTAATGAGTGCTGTTGTTGAAAAGACATTCGTGTGGAAATTTATGGATCAGATTAGCCAGGGGGTTGCTAATGCACGCCAGGCAATGGACGAAGCTGTTCGTGCTGCTGCTAGTATGGGATCTAAAGTTAGTGAAAGCGGTGAACAGTGGCATAACTACGCTTCCAAACAGAAAGAAGCAATGGACGAAGCCAAAGCTAACTTTAATGAATATAAAGACCAAGTCGCTAATTCAAGCAATTCAATCCGTGAAAAGATTAGTGGCCTGATTGATCGTCTCAAAGAGATTCCACATGATGTTGTAACGACATTAAAGTCTAAAATTAATGATGAAAATATTGGTCTCTTCTCACGCAAAGTGCGGGACGTCCCTAAGGAGCGTTCCGTACTTTTGCGTGCTAAGGATAAGTTCACCGATATGTTCAAACATCTTAGCGAGCGAATTAAACAAGTTCCCAAGGAACATTCATTATTTCTAAAAGTAAAAGACGGCTTCAGTAAGGGATTCCAAAAGTTTAATGAAAGTGCCAAGAAAACACAGGAAAATGGGCACCGATTACGTGATATTATTGAAGGCACATTTATTGGCAATGCACTGTATAGCGCTTATGACAAAGTAAAAGATGGCATTGTTGCTGCCACCGGAGCTGGATTAAAGTTCGATGCAGAACAGCAAAAAATGATAGCGACATGGACAACCTTAACTGGATCAGCTGGTAAAGCCAAAGATATGGTTCAAAGCATTAATGACTTGGCTGTAAAAACAGGACAAAGCGTTCAAATTGTTGATGAATTGGAACAGGGATTCTATCATTTACATTCCAGTAAAAAAGAAGCCGATGACTTAACACACGCTATGCTTAACATGGGTGATGCGGTCGGATTAACAGGTGATCAATTAATGTCTGTTAGTCAAGACATGGTTCACAGCCTAGCTCAAGGTAAACTAACTGCTGGTGCACTTAATCAGTTAGGGATGTACTTTCCAATGGTCGAAGAAAAGATGGCCAAGTTTGAAGAAGCACATGCAAAAGCTAGTGGATCTGCTGTAGCCAATACCAAGGCTGTTGCTCAAGCTCAACGGGATTATGTCAAGGAACAAACTTTATCTTTTGAGAAGATTCATTATGGCGCCACGATTACCAATAGCGACTTAAAACAATTAGCACAACAGAATATTATCTCAACCGGTGAAGCACAAAAGTTTCAGGGGATGCTTAGTAACGGGCAAAAAGTTAACTCATCAATGATAAAGCAAGCGATTAAAGTTAACTCGTCTTACGTTACTGCTGCTAAAAATGGTGCTAAACAAGTTGGTAGTTCTGCTGATGAAGCGGTTGCCAACTTACGCCAAATGGTACAAAAAGGTCAAGTGTCTGCTAAAGATGTCGAAGATATTTTTAAACAAATGGGTTTGCATGACTATGCAGCAGCTGCAGAAAATTTGATGAAAACGTTTGATGGTATGGAGCGTGTACTGAAAGCACGTTCACAAGCACTGATGGGAATTGTCATGGCTCCTGTGTTGAAAGCCGCCAATCCAATTATGGAAGCTTTAACCCATTGGGTAAATGATTCGAAGACTGAATCCTTGATGAACGAATTAGGTAAAAGAATTCAAAAAGGAATGACAACTGTTACTAAAGCCTTTGCAGGGAAAAACTTTACTAGCAAAGGGCTTAATGATGCACTAGACCAGATGGTTGAAAACGCTGGTAAGTCAGTCGACAAGCTTTCAGCTTGGCTTGCCAAGAACGCTGGTAATATTAAAGAGTTTGGCAGCATTGTTAAGAGCAGTCTGACTATTGCTTTTAAAGTTATGGGCGCAGCTATTAATGATGTGGTTTCAGTACTCGGATTTTTAGTTAATCCACTTGGTAAAACATCAGATAACAGTAAAGATGCATCAAAGTCTGTAGGCGGACTAGCTGGTGCTTTAAAATCATTAGCAAACAATGGGCCAGCTATTCGAACGTTCGGTAAAATACTAGCCGGAGCGTTTGTTTTGAAAAATGTTAGCAAATTCGTTGGCGGTATCAAGTCTATTAACGATAACTTAAAAGTAACCGCTGGTTTAAAGAATCTTGGTAAGCCAGTAACCGAATTTATGACTTCATTAAAGAGCGGCTCTGGTGTTCTGTCATCATTCGGAGCAGCATTAAAAGCAGTGCCGTTCACCATCTGGATTACAGCTATTGCGGCAATCGTGTTAGCTTTAGTTGAGTTGTATAAGCATAATAAAAAGTTCCGTGAGTTCGTAAATGGGCTTGTTGATACAATCAAAGATTGGTATAAGAACGTTACTAAGTGGCTTGGAGATGCTATAACGTGGATCAAAAAGACATTCGGACCTTTCTTCAAAGCGGTGGTTAAATCCATTCAGGCAGTCTGGAAAGAGATTAAACCAGTGGTTTCAGCTGGGGTTAAGATGGTCCAGCAAGTTCTCAAGCTTGGTATGGCTGTGGTAAGCGCACTCTGGAAGGTTGCCTGGGGTTATCTATCACTTGAAGTAAAAGAAACTTGGGCGATTATTAAGCCAATTATTGATATAGGCATGGCTTTGATTAAAGGCCTTATATCAGCCGGAATGGATATTATCAAAGCAATCTGGAAAGCTGCTTGGAATGTTATTAGTACGGTAGTCAAATCTGTTTGGAATGTGATTAAGCCACTAATTATCGGGGCAATGAATGTCATTTCTGACGTAATTCAAACTGTTCTTGATATTATTCATGGCAACTGGAGCAAAGTCTGGAGAGATATCAAAAATATTTTTTCAGACATTTGGAAAGCCCTATCGCAAGCGATTAAAGCTTACATGAATGGCATGCACGATATAATTTCATCAGTATTAGATGCAATTAGCACCGTTTGGCATGGTATGTGGCAAGGGCTTGGTGACTTCTTCAAGAATATCTGGAAAGGTATTAAACAGGCTGCCCAAGACGGCATAAACGGTGTTTTGAGCGTTATTAATGCCGGTGTAGATGCTATTGATTCGGTTTGGAAATTCTTTACTGGTCATAAAACCAGTGTTCACCATTTAGAGCCAGTCAAATTTGCTCAAGGTGGTGTCGTGCATACTCGTCTATCGATGGTTAACGATGGTGCCGGTCAGAACTGGAAGGAACTGTTACAACTACCTTCTGGTGAACTCAAGATGACGCATCAACGTAATGCAGTGCTACCTTTGCCAGTTGGTACACGAGTATACAATGGCGATGAAACAGCTTCTATTATGGCTTCTGCTGGTGTTGATCATTATGCACACGGCGGTATCGTTGGCAATGCGATTAATTGGACTAAGGGTAAGCTATCTGACATTGGCTCATGGATTGGTGATAAGACCGAGGCTGTTGAGAAGTTTCTCAAAGATCCGCTTGGAAATATTTCCAATCTACTGCATAAAGCCACTGATGGATTATTTAAGGGGGCAGCTAGTTTTGGCGAATTAGCTAGCGGCACCATTAAAAAGCTATCAAGCATAGCAGTTGATAAGTTCAAGGAAATGCTAAAAAGCACCCAGAAAAAGCTTGAAGTATCTGACGGCAAAGCCGGTCACTACAATCCAGGCTTAATTGAAAAAGCTGCCAAGATGATGGGAATTGATAGTCTTCCATCAGGGTTCAGTGAGCTTTTGCAAGCAACTATCATGAGCGAATCCGGTGGTAGATCTGTCATTCAAACTGTGCATGACATGAATAGCGGCGGTAATGAAGCTGGTGGGATTCTTCAATATACGCCAGGGACATTTGCTGCTTTTGCAATGCCAGGACATACTAATCGGATGAATCCGCTCGATGAACTGTTAGCTTTCTTCAACAACTCTGATTGGCGAAACAGTATTGGACATACTTCTATCTGGGGTGTTCCAAAGGTTGATTGGTTGCATAGTGGCCCACAAGGTAGTCGCCGATTTGCTCATGGTGGCGAAGTGTTTGACGAGCAAACTGCAATCATTGGCGATAATAACCAACATCATGAATTTGTAATTAATCCTTATGATGTCACGGCTTATCCACTATTAGCTAAGGCAATGGATACAACTATGCGTGCTCAACCCGTATCGGCTCAGGCTATTAATAATCACGAAGATGATAATGCTGAAACCAATTCACTGTTGCGGCAAGCTAATGCGTTGTTGCAAATTATCGCTGATAAAAAGCCAGAATTATTAGACGATTTGGCTGCTAAGTTGCGTCAAAAGGATGCTCAGACATTCAGGATGCATAACAGTTAGGAGGTTAATATGCAAGTATTTTCAGAGCGTACGGATAAGCCGCACGCTTATTTATTTGGCGAATATACAAACCCGTTGAGTTTTGACCCGATTGAACTTGCCTTGAGTGAAGATGGTCAAACATGGCAATCAATCTTTGATAATTCCAGTTTAAGCAACGTTTATCTAATTGATTTTGATTGGTTGCCACCAGTAATCGCCGATACTTATCGAACTGCAGGTACACGCGATGGCCAGCAGCTTGCTAGTAGCCGCTTGGATCAACGGGATTTAGTTTTGAAGTTCATTGCCTATTGTCGCGGTGATGCTGATGAAAAGCTAACTTTCCAGTCACTGTCAAGTTTTCTAATACGTCGTAATAATTATTGGATTGCCTTTGACAATGGTGGTGGCCGTATGTATCACGTTCGTGAAAAGACAATTACTGCTGAATATTATGGTGACAAGATGATGATGATCACTGTCACATTAAATAACTTCACTGGTGTTGCACAAAGTATTATGTCGTCAACTCATATTAACGAGATGCCAAATATTGGCTTAGGATTACCGACCGATACAGTGAATTATGTATTCAGCACATCTGAATTTGATGTCAATAATATTGGTGAACTACCAGTTGACCCCCTAGTACAGGGCGATTATTTGGATATTACATTGACCGGTACTGGTTCACCAACAATCGCTAACATAACGACTGGCGATTCGATTACATGTACGAGAAAATTAACAACTGGAGATACGTTCAATTTAATTGGCGTAAATCCACAAATTAATGGGCAAGCAGCTGGGGTTAATACTGACAACGGTATTATCCGGTTAGTCAGCGGTAACAATCATTTCAAGATTACTGGTTGTCAAGATTTGAATTGTACTGTTAGCTTTTATTTCAAGTACCTAAATTGATGACTCAATATCCAAAGCTAACTATCAGTGATCGGCTTAACCAGCAAAGAGAGCGGTTGCCACTGTCTGACTTACAAGAGACATTTAAAGAATCTTGGACGGTCAACGAAACGTGGCAAGTGACATTTGCCATTACTGATAGTTTGGCTTATGAACAGGCTATTAAGCTGTTAGATGTGCAAAATATTGTTCATTATGACGGGCAAAGTTATGTTATTACTCAGTGTACCAAGACGGTTTCTAGTGGATTATCAGTCTATGAAGTGACGGCCAGCCATTTGTTTTATCGATTGGCTAATAATGTTCGTCAGAATAATGTTAAAACTGGGACACTAACCTATGGATTAGCTGATGCCGTTAATTTTATGATCGCTAATAACGACCAAGGGCTAATTGCTAATTTTATTGGTGATTTCCCTAAAATTCAAATAGAAAATCTAGGAAATTCATCATTTAGCAAATTTGTGCAAGACTATGCTAGTAAATTTGATGCCAGTTATACTATTGATAACCAACAGATTACCTTTTATAGTGCAGCATATCTAAAACAGCAGCCCGTCATTGATACCTTGTTTTATCAACATGATGTTGAAGACGTTAAATTGTCACTCGATACAACTAGCCTGGTTAATGAAGTCCATTGCTTGGGTAAACCAATTGATCAAAGCAGTGACACTAATAGCTCACAAACTAAGTATCAAGTTGACTTTATTTATCATGATGATGACAGTGTGAAAAAGTGGGGGTTGCAACGCGGAGATCCGCTTAGTGATGATCGTTTTACTGATCAAGAATCCATGACTGAATATGCTCGACAAACAGTTCAATCGCAACCAATTGCAACGCTCACGACTACTGCTTGGAATGTAATTATTAGACAGTGTGAAACTGTTAAATTAATCATGCCTAACCTTGATTGGCAAACAACTGTAGCTCTTAATGGTTATGAGCGTAATCCGTTTAATCAATTTTCACTACCAACAATCACGTTTGATAATGCTAGTCTGGCAGTCAATGATATTAATGTCGCCATGTTTAAACACATTACTAATGCCCATGATAACGTTGGCAAAACAATGACTCAATTACAGGCAGCGTTAGGTGACTTACAAGATGGCGATTTAATCACTGATGACGATACGATTGACAAACTTAACGAATTAGGTGAAATTTCATGAGTATTGTATTGAAAAACGCGGTAAAAATTTTAACTGATGCGGTTGATGCTATTAATAAGCGATTCCCAATTAAATGGGAAGATATTACTAACAAACCAACTATTCCAACCATAAATGTTGCAGATTTTTATACTAAAGAAGAAGTTGACAAAATTTTGGAGACTAGCAATCAACTAGTTTCCCCAGATGGCACCGTTTGGGAACCAACGATTGATAATAATGGTGTTGTTATTTGGAAGAAGGTAATACCGAATGGACAATGATAAACAGACTTTAGCGACAGACGAATTAACAACACTTCCGCTAAACCATAATTGGTATCAAAAACTGGCTTCTAATTTCGAGATCATACAACCATACTTGGATAAGCTAGATACTGATGATCTTGATGATATATCTGACAAGATAAATATTTACGAAGACAACATGCAAGCGATTGTTAATATTTTGGCTAAGTATGATGTGCCAATTGCAATTGTGGATGGCAAGGTAGTTGATACTACAAAGGAAGGTGAGTAAATGATTAGTACGATTACGTTAGATACGTACAAACAACAAATTAGCTCGGGTGATGCTTTCAATCTTAGTGATAGCTTTAATGGCCGAGTAGGCGATGAACAGGTTCCACTGGTTGTTCAATTTCAAGAACGGGGCTTAGCACAACAGTTTCAAGATGGGCTAGTGCCATTTCTGACCGGATTTGTGGGCAGCCTTGATGAAAACGACCAAGTGACAGCCGAAACCGGTGAAGCAGTTAGCTACGTTGGGACTAGCGATGATATTGTTGGCCTAGGCCGAGTTAAGATGAATCTTCCCGGAACCATGTTCCCACAGGAAGGCTATTTCTACGGCTTCTTGGGGTTGCAAAATGCTGACGGTAAACGCGTCACGACCTTTAATGTCTGGTTTCGCATCTATAATGGCAACCCGGACATGTTTGTTAATAAGGCACCTTTTAGAACCGAGTTGCAGAAATTCCTAGATGAATTGCAAGGCCGCATTGATGATGCCGATGGTACGTTAAACGATTGGAAACAGAAAGTCTCAGATTTGTTCACCAAGCTGAGCAGCCAAGGCGTTAACACGCAAACATTGCTAACGACACTTGAACAGCAAATTAAGCAAGATGGCCTACTTACTCAAGGAGCACTTGACAAAGCGCTGAACCAATTTGAAGATCATTTTGCATCGTTACAAAGTAAGGTGGATGCGTCAGTAGCCAGTGCCACGACCTATGCGAATATGCACCGACTTGGTCAGAAGTATCGCGTACCAGGTTCAGTAGCCTCAAACGGGCAAGGCTTCACCGGATTGGGCAGTACGACAGTAGTTCAATACTTTCAGAACAGTTATCCACTAGATCTGCGGTATGGGACGTTGGTTAAATTTAACGTCGAAACTGGTACTGAGATTTTGTCCAATGAAATTATGGGCTATCATGGCAATTCGATGACCTATAATGCGACGGACGGGTATATTTACTTTGCAATGGCTGAAGATGCTACCAATACTGACGTAGCTCATAAAACAAAAGTCTTGCAGATTAATCCAGCAACCTTAACGGTTAAGGATACGATTGACCTAACTAATAAAACAGCCCTACCGCTTATCCATTCGATTGGGTACGATAGTGCCGACAACTGCTTTATTGTGGCAGATAACAAGACAATGGAGTTCTACGATTCTTCATGGAACTTGCAATTTACGATTAAATGGTCTGATTTGATTGGTTATGATCCGTGGTATATGCAAGGCGTGCAAGTCCATGGAACTGATTTCTACTGGATTGGTGGCCGCAAGTCTCAAATTTGGGCTTATACCATTGATTATGCGAATAAAACGCTAGTTTATCGGACGACCTATACTTTTGATGATTTCCAAGAAGGTCTATATCCGACTGGCGAAATAGAAGGTATGGCATTCAATGATAACGGTAAAATCTATTTATCTTCCAGCATTAATATTGATAAGTGGGGTGGATTAAGCCAATTCTACGAAACAAATCATAATTTTAAAATTCCAGTATCCGGTTCGATGCTGGTTTCAATTCAGAATGCTGACCCAGATACGATTGATTTTTGTGTTGGTCATAATTCAGCCTATAACCCTGACGGTACCGCATCTAACCCGTTTGCTAGTTTATTGGAAGCTAGCGTTTGTCTGCGAACACCATCAACACCAGTTAAGCAATTGACACTAGTCAATGATATGCCGGAAGAGACGTTAGCGTTAGTTAATGTCAATAATATCATGGTAAAGTCGCAAGGCTTTTCAGTGAAAGCCGTGGTACTTTTAAGTTGTAACAATATTTACTTCGATAGCCTTAAAGCTGTTGCTTATTCTAAATATAATAACAATGCGTTTTACATTATGAATTCTAATGTCCGTATCAATGGCTGGCAATGTGCAGATCTAACTAGCGAATCAGAAGTGACCGAAGATGTCCATATTGAACGTAGCCAAGTTTACTTGCAGGATAATTCCAAGTCTCGAATTGGGCTGTATAACAGCACGATGGATTCAGCCGGAAGCACCTATCATTTAGTTAAACAGAATGTAATGGCTAAATTATTGTCAAATCAAGTGTTAGGTACGATTTCGGATGTTAAAAATGCTAGTCAACTAGCGGCTAAGGATTTTTCTTATTATGCTAATATGAATGCCACGATTTCGGTTAATATCGCAGGTACTCAGTTCGACTTTAATCTATCGGCTCCCATCACACCCGGAACTGTTAATTTAATTGGTTATACAGAAGTACAAGGAACCATTTATATGTGCGCCTTCCACTACGCTTATATGGTTCCAGCGAACTCAACACTTGAAATTTACTCGTTGCCAGCATTTACCAAGGTAACGCCTGTAAGCTATTCAATTACAGCCACAGTTTCTGATAAATAAGGAGGGATAGCATGAAGCTTACTTTAAATGAAGATAACCATATTATTGGTGTTGATCAGGACGACAGCACCTATGATTATGATGGATATGTTCCTGATGATTTAGCGACCCACGCCGCTGACGGCTTTTACATGGTTATGTACAACACAATCATGCCAGCACCAGCTATTAGTGAGGGGACAACAACGACTACGCCGTCGCCAGTAATGCAAGCTATCAACGCATTAGGCTTAAAGGTTGCAGCACTGGAACAAAAGATTGGAGATGGCAAGAATGCTTGATTTTGTCAAAATGATGTTCGATGCTGGCTGTCAGATTGATGGCTACGTTGGTTATGGTGCAATTACGGCTGCTGACTACAAAAGTATCACCGGTAAGGACTATGTAGCGCCATCTCCCGCATTGTGATTAAAGGAGGCTATACGATGGATAAAACGTTAGAGTTTACAACTAAATCACCTCGGCAAATAAAGCAAGGCGACACTGAGACGACGTTTACCTTCATTTGCAAAAGCGATGGGTCGGCCGTCGATTTAACTAAGGCTACTAGCATTACCGCTAAGATCGGCAATGTCAGTGGTTATTTAAGAAGTCAGCCTATCGCAATTACTAGTTTGACCGGTCTAAAACCAGGCTGGCTTAATTTACAGCCTACGTCGACTTTGATGGCAGGATTACCAGCTGGTAGTTATCAGTTAGAAATTTGGGTGGTTGATCAGGCAGGCACAAGCATTTATCCTAGTGATACACCACTCAGTTTTGCCATTACAAACAACATTGAGAACGAATCGGGTGCGAGTATAACCACGATTGCTTTTGATGATTTTGTGGCAGCAATGAATAAAGCTGCAAGCACAATCGCTAAGGGAGACAAAGGTGATAAAGGTGATAAAGGTGACGTTGGTGCAACTGGGCCACAAGGTCCTGAAGGCCCCAAGGTCCAGTTGGTCCAGTCGGTCCACAAGGACTAAACGGATTAACAACAACCGGATTGCCGAATGATAGTGACATTAATCAGTTAACACAATCTGGCGCTTACACTCTGTGGCTTAAACTAGCTAAAAACACCCCAATGCCTGGAAGCGACCAAGGAAGCATTCTATTAGTGCTTGGGCAAAATCAAGATAGCGGCTGGACAGCTCAATTGCTCCTAACTTTTTTTAGTGGTGTATACTATAGAGCAGATTCTACTGCTAATATTAAAGCCGGTAAAACTGCTTGGCAAAAATTTGCGAAGGGCTAAGGTATCCGATGCAATTACAGCCTACAAGGCCGCACAGGTATCAGCAGATTAGATAGCATCAGGTCAAACGCAATTAGGAGGTAGACAATTGAATAAGCACAAGTTAAAGGCACTCATCTTAACGGTGGGCGCCATTTTTATGGCCTTTTTAATGGTCAATGTTACCAGTCAGGCTTCAACTAGTCGTGACCAAGGGGTCGACTGGTCTAAGTATAACGGCAATAGTGGGATATTCGGCTATAGCACCGATAAGTTCGTGCTCTCACAGGCAGGTGGCTTTTATGGTGGCACTAATATTCCTCAGACCACGTATAACAGCCAAGTTAAATCAGCTCAACAGGCTGGTAAACGAGTGCACACCTATTTATGGGACGGTGTTGGTGGCAATATGACCAATGCCAAGGCGATGATGGCCTATTACTTGCCACGTGTTAAGACACCCAAGGGTAGTATTGTCGCACTAGACTATGAGGACGGTGCTTCTAATAGTGTGACAGCTAACACTAATGTCATTAAAGCTCAATTTAAGTTAATTAAGGCGTACGGCTATACTCCAGTGTTATACTCCGGCAAGGCCTATTTAAACGCCCACGTTAATACTAGCACCATTGTTAAAGCCTATGGTAATTGCCTGTGGTTAGCTGAATATCCGGACTACTTGGTTAGAACTAGCCCTGATTACAATTACTTCCCTAGCATGGACGGTGTGGCTATCTTCCAATTCACTAGCATGTATAAAGCAGGCGGATTAGACGGCAATGTCGATTTAACAGGGATCACTAAATCAGGCTACACGACTGCTAGCAAGGAACAAGCTCAAGCCAACGTTAAGCATTCTCAAGATACTTTTAAGGTTGTTAAATACAACCAGCGAGGAGTATTTTATCCTGATCGAACTCTAGCCGTACGATACACGGATAGCGACAAAGTTAGCCAAGTGGCTACCTATTACAAGGGTGAGAGTGTGACTTACAACGCTGTTATTATCGAACATGACTATGTATGGGCACGTTATACCCGTTCAAATGGACTGTACGGCTTTATTAAATTAGGCGTCACCAATGGGCAAGCCTACGGTAAGCGAGTTACGGGTCAGCCGGTTAGCCACACTTTTTACACAGTCAAGTATGGTGACAGCTGGTGGTCGATCGCACAACGCAACGGCCTTGGCATGACTACATTAGCTAGTCAGAACGGCAAGACGATTTACACCACTATCTATCCTGGCCAGCGATTGGTGGTGCGGTAATGGCACAATACGACGATACAACTAAGTTATTAATGGATATTCAAAAGGATGTGGCTGCCACCAAAACGAAAGTTGAGAACATCGAAGAAAAGCTGAATCAAGTTGACGATATTGGCGACAAAGCTGACAAGGCGCTGGCCAAGTCCATTGAAGCTAGTCATCAAATCGACCGCGTTACAACTATTCAAAATTGGCTGATCGGTGTCTTGGTTAGTGGTGTGCTCGTCACGTTAGTCATTTATATCGCAGAAAAGTTCCTTTAGGAGGGAAAATAATGACAAAATTTTTAAATGTAATTCAGGCAACACTCAAAGCTAACTACAAGAAGCCCGCTTATTGGGCCCAGATTATCGGTTCCGTGTTGATTATTGGCTTAGCTATCGCAACGGTCTTCTTTGGTGTTAAGATTGACGCTAATGCAGTTGTGCTAGTAATTACCGCCGTGGGAGCAATCCTAGCTTTTGTTGGGGCAATTACGGATAATTCTATTTTGGAAGATACCGGCAACACGATCAAGACTAAGTCGAGCACGTTAGCTTCTACGGAGCAAACGGTCGTGGAAGCCTTGGCAGAAGCTCAAGCTAAGATTGAAGCAGCTAACTCAGCAGCGGCTAGTCAAGCTGAAGCCCAAGCATCACAGGCAGTAGTGGTGGCTTACAGTCAAGCAGCTAGTGCGGCGGCAGTTGGTGACACGGTCACGGCTAGTTCAGCAGCCACTTTAGCGTCATCGCTAGCGGCTAATTTGGATAGCAATGCGCAATCAGTTAACGAAACGACGTCAGAATCCGCCTCACAAGCAAGCTAAAAGTAGTATAATGTGAGTAATTAAAACTTGAGCAAAAGAAAAAAGCCGGTCGAATGTTGGCTCGCTTGCTAGCACATTCTAATAGACTTAGTCCTGCGTTTACTTTAGTAGGAGATAAAGCAATCCCGTTACAAAAAATGTAACTACTATTAACCCTGAAAAGTTAAACTTGATATAGATTTTCAATTGTATCACTTCCTGATGCCTACTTCATTCTACTGGCTGGGTAGTGCAGACAACATTATTATAATATCACATTGCATTAAGTAAATGTACTTGACAAGATGTTCTTTTTTGATAAGATGTAGACAGATATAGATTTTCAATTGTATTAGAGCTTGGCCGCTCTAATTGTGTTTTTTCATTTATCTACCTCCTTTCTGCCATTCCGCAGGAAGGTCTTTTTATTATGTGGCATACTACTTCCCCTGCGTTTCGGCGTGGGGAATTTTTTATATGTAATATAACATTCCTTAATTTAGTTGTATAATTGCCTTATATTAGAAAGGAGGTAAGAATAATGAGTTTTCACAATAATTTTGTGCCTGTAGTTGGAAATGATCCCCAAAGTGATGGTTCAACTAAAGTAACGGTAGAACTAGATGATAGCTATTTATCGTTAAAGATTAAAGATAATGAAGCATCTGATCCAGAAGTTACTCCAAAAGATGGTACTAATAATGGAGCATCTGATCCAGAAGCTACTTCAAAAGATAGTTCTGATAATGAATAAACCAATATTCTGTAAAGCGTATTAAAAATTCCACATAATGAAAATGAAATTGTTTAATTTTTTGTCTGATAAATCTAAGCAGTCTGGCAATTAAACACTAGCTGCTTTTGGGATGATTTTTTTCAGAGCGTTTTCTTATGAGATTATTTATGTATTACCCGCCTAGGAATTTCGGTGCACATTTGGTGCACATCGTGAAACAAAACGTTGCTATGTCAGTACCTAACCACCGTATACTACTCCGGGTGGGTACGCCAGCCACGATTTAATGGTTATGGCTATCTAGCGACTGGTCCGGCTAGCAATTCACTGGAATACGTAAAAGCAGGTGCTTCTCACACGTATTACACGGTCGTTTCAGGTGACTCATGGTGGGTGATTGCTCAACGCAACGGTTTGAGTGTCTACACGTTGGCAGCGCAAAATGGTGATAGTATCTATTCAACGATTTATCCAGGCACAAAATTGATTATAAAATAGACGAAATCCCTACAAAATAATAATTCTTAAGAAATAATGAACGAAGACGCTCACTCCTAACCGAGTGGGCGTTTTTTGAGGTGTTTACGTTTTTAAGCAAAAGGTGTATTATTGAATACATAACCTAGAAAGCTTGTGATATAAATGATTGAAAAAAATTTAGTTATACCAGAACAAAACGCCCAGCAAAAATTGGTGCAGTTAGTTAATCCTAAGTGTCAGGCCCTGTTATCTATGGCGGTTGAAAGAGGATATGATATGGCTTATACAACCCTGCAAGGTGCTGACAGTGTAGCTACATGGATGCTGGAAGGTAGAGGGCCCGTTGCGGTTGAATCGCGAATTAAGCAAATTGCGGTTGAAATCTGTATATGTCGACTAATTGAAAGTGGAACACTTCCTTTTGACTATCACTACACATATAATGATGCGGGTAATCATAAATATCTTCTAGTGAGCAACGATTCTTTTCATCTTACGGTTAATCAATGCCATAATGGTAATAAACCAGCAAAAAAGGTGCAGTATCGTGCTAAGGAGAACACTAACTTTCAGACACGATTGGTGTTTGACAAGGATGATATGATTGAAGATGACCCAGTTAGTGAATATCTGGAATTGGATCATGGTTACAAATCAATTACGCCAAAGTTTGTCTGTTTAGGAATTCCCGATGTGGAAACAGATGGATGGCAAGCAAGAATTGATTTATCGCGAGGACTGTCCGTTCTTTCAAGTGATTCGTTTAATACGAAAGCTTCTGGTCCAGCTACAATTACTCCTGATGAATTTGCTAGCTATTTAAAAAGAGAAAGTAATGATTAGATATGGAACGATTAACGCAGTTGGTTCCGGCAAACTTGAAGTTTGCACGTGAGCTAAATGGAATGACCATAACTGAGTTGTCTGAAAAAACGGGTGTTAGCAAGCAGTCAATTAGTAATTGGGAGAACGGTAATCGATCTCCAGATTTCGGAACCATAAAAAGGTTAGCCAATATTTTGAATGTACCATATATTCTTTTGGTGTCAGCTGCTAGAGAAGGTGCATCTACTGAAAATCTTGCACTATTTAGAAGTCGGGTGGCAGTCCCTAAACGTTCTAAGATTGCTTTTGAACATGTTTTGGAAATTTATGGAGACTTAGTTACTAGACTGTCGAGTATAGTAAATTTACCTGAATTTCGTTTGAACAAGTTGTTGACTGATTATAAAAGTTTTAGAGTGATTGAAAACCATGAAATTGAAAAAAAGGCTTCAGAGATGAGAGACTTTTTTAATTTAAGCAATGGTCCTATACTAAATATGACAACTATTTTGGAACGTTCAGGAATTAATGTGGTTTTTATTAATAGGCCAGGTCTGGGCATAAATGCGTTAACTAAACAGTATAAAGGGAAGTTTCTCGTTTTACTGAATATTGCGGATCAATCAGCTGTAAAAATACGATTTAGTTTAGCACATGAGCTTGGTCATATACTTTTACACAGTGAATATGATAGAAAACTGTATGCAAAAAAGGAGATTGGAAAACGGCTTGAAGTAGAAGCAAACATGTTTGCCAGCTGTTTTTTAATGCCTGCTAGTGGTTTTTTGTTGGATTTAACAAGGGCTACTCTTGGAGAACTGGTCAGATTAAAGAAGCATTGGAAAGTTTCAGTGCAGTCAATGGCAGTCAGATTAACTCAATTAGGGATTATTGATTCAGGACATGAAGTACAGATATTTAAGGAAATTAGCAGAAAATATTCGCGAAAAGATGAGCCTTTTGATCGAGGTATAGGAAAGATTGAAATTGAGTATCCTAGTATGCTGAATGCGGCGATTAGATTCCTCAATGATGAACACAGAAGTAATGAAGTTTTATTCGAATTACGAAAAGATGGTCTTGAGTCTAAATTTCTACATGGCTTGTTTCCATATATAAGTTTTCCAGAACAAAATGTGGAACCACATATGCCAAAATTACGATTATTGAAGTAACTGTTTGGTGATACCTAGTATCAAATTGATTTTTAACTACAAAAGTTGTAATTTTAGATAAAACAATAAAATCCCACACTAGCAATTGCTGGTGTGAGGATTTTTTGTAAGGTTTACAAAAAAGGTGAAAAGATGTAAAACTGGAAAAATGAAGTATCGTCAATATAATAAAAATTGATTTTAACTGTATTCTGGTACGGTTCTGGTACAGTCCCTATTAAACTACTGTCATAGAAGCAAATAATACTGTTACCCTTAAGTAATTATTTACTTAACGGAACGTCATCAGACCACACCCTACTATGGGGTGTGGTCTTTTTTATCTCTAGATGTGGCGTTGGTGCGAATCACGTGCATGACCACGCATATAACGATTACTGAGAATTTATACTTAGGCTAAGTGTTAGTGCAATTTGATATCAACCACCGTATGATTACGGTGACTTGGCGTTAGAGGCGTAACCGTATTGGATTAAGCAAGTCAAAACAAGCCCAACAGAACGTCGCATAGTACGTCTGTTGGGCTTGTTTTAAAATTTCACTTGGGTTGAACTTCTGGTCGACAGGGCACTATCACTTTTGTGGCTGCTGCGTGATAGGCTGAATACGATGATCAATGATCGTTAGTGACTGACCTGACTAGTGCCATCAGTATAGTTCAAGGTCATACCGGGCTGGATATTGAAAATATAGACATTAAAACTAACAGTATTGCTACCAACTGACTGACCACGCATTTGAACACCGCGGGCTAACAGTTCGTTACCTTTGAAAATGGGGGTCACTTGATAGCGGACGTAGTTTTTCGGACTTTCTTTCAAATAGGCCGCAACTTGGTTTTCATAGGTCGTCAT